GCGTGGCATAGACTCATCCATGCACATCTTACCTATCTCAAAGTAATCTGCCGTGGTTAGTTCTGGGAACATCTTCTTGATTGTACCCATAGGATTTGTACCCCAACCCAACGTCAAGATGCCCACAAGTTCATCCTCATGGTACGCACCTAGATAGTGTTTGGTTAGTTTCGGCATGACAGGACTATAGTGACGTTCCTGTACAAACAGGGTCGCCACACGATAGTCCACAGGTTTCATAATCATCTATACAGAACTTGCTTGTCCAAAGGGTTCAGATGATGCTGAATCAATATAGTCACCATTCTTTTGATATTTGCGAGTGACAGTTTCTTTTCTTAGAATACCATCTACATAACGATATGTTATTAGAGCATGACTAACCACACCCTGTGATTCTAGACTATCAAATGCCGACTTCAGCGGGCCTTCTTGTGCAACCATAACTATTCTCCTTCTTGTTCCATTTCCCATTGATCACATATTGTTCTAAGAGCAACACCAACGTAACCTTCGTAGCAATCATCTGATTCAGAATATGCAAAGATTTCGTCAATCTGTTCTTGGTTTAATTCAGCAGGTTCTTCAACACCATAATACTCTGTGACATCTTCTATTGCCCATTCATATGCGAGTTGTTCAATTTGGTCTTGCAGTTTATGCTGCTTATATACTTGAAACGACATGATTTATCTCCTTTTACCAGTGCTTGGATCGTTTACTTCTTGTGATGACAGGACTACTAGTCCGCCCTTGTTATACGCTTGTCCAATGACAGCGTTGCCAGTATACACTGGTGTCTGCTTTCTGAAACCATTACCTACCTTATCAGATGTGGGAATGGCAGGGGAGCAGGGAGTCGAACCCCGGCTGAGTGGTTTGGAATCACTAGTGCTACCGTAACACCTCTCCCCTTTAGGAACGTAACCCATACGTTTCAAAAACTTTTCATGTTCTGCTTGTGCTGCCTGCATTTTGGCAGTAACCTTTTTAGGTTTTCTTTTCTTCTGATTTGTTGTCGTGTAATACACTGGCAACATATGCATTCCGCTCATTATAAATCGCCTCCATCAAAATGTCCATCGGCAGATTGTCGATAGACTCACCATGCTTTTCTGCAAGTTCTGTGAGTGTCATATAATCATACTCACTATAAAATTAGCGATAATAATCGCTCCAATAATTTCTATCAATGCATACTCCTTTTGTGTTTTCGGATAAGAGCATCTAACACTTGTGTCCAATAGTTTCTTGCCCAATCAGACATCTGACGCTCTTCCAACATATAGTACACTGTGTCTATACGTTTATACAGTAGTTCGTTAGACATTGGCAACCTCTATTTGATATCCGTATTGCCAGTGTCCATTGTCAAAGTCAAAGACACACCTGTTTTTGTCTGATAGAAAAACCTTGTCCATTGGAATTCCTTCCTTTGCACCTTCGGTTTCGCAAAAGTCAATTCCTGTCACTTTAGACAGTCCAAACTTAGTATCACACTTAGTGCCAATCTTTATATATTTTCTCATATCTCTCTCCTTAAAACTTATTCTCATTATATACTATAATACCACCAATTGCAGCGATTGTCAACCCAAAAATCAACATTGTTGCCATTTCGCCAAGAGTATTTGCATACTCCATACATTGACCGTCACAGTCTCCAGCACTTCCTGCCATCATCAACACACCAACAATCATCATAACCATTCCAATAATATTCATCATATCTCTCTCCTTACACTGTTTCAATCATACAACCATGAGTCTCTTTGACAACAAAGGTAACGTCTGTACCTTCTGCCATCTCATTCAGAACCATTTTCTCTTCTTCAGCATTACCCAAACACTGATGTTCTGCAACTACCTCTGGTTGTTTGTTAGGTTCACACCTCACAATCGCAAAGGCCTCAATTGGGTTTCCAACATTATTAAACATAGCGAATCACTCCTCTCACTTACCCTTATATATTACCTGTTTTCACAACAAATGTCAAGAACTTTCTACGGCTTTTATCAATTTTCTTTTGATAGTTACCAGACTATCTTGATTCGCCTGATATCTAATACCGATACCACCCTTCTCAATCCATCTCTTTATATTGTCTGGTTTGTCATCGACTAGGATGTTTGGTGTACCGTCAATCTTATCGACAGCATACCTTTCTTTCTGTCCTGTGAATATCAACATATCCAGTTCAGGCAGAAACCCATGTCTGGTTAACCATGTTCTTTTCCAGAATGCAGAGTTGTCTCTGTCACCTCTGAGCGGTGAAGAACAAATACCAAACTCACCAAGTGTTTTGGTAAACTCTACCAACTCGGCAGAACTGTTGTAAGGTTCTAGTACGTTGAAGAAGTCAGTACCCTTCAAGTCAAGAATTGACTTTTCTGTTTTGGGTATCTGTTTCCAATGATCCACATTGAACCTCTTTTCCAAACCACCAAAGAAGTCAGCAATGACTCCATCCATATCTAAGTATATTTTCATATTATCCTCTCTTGGCACGCAGTGCGGCCATCTTATTATAATTGTCTAACCATTTCTCTGGTGACATAATCACCTGTGATACAGTCATCTTCACCTTATGAGCACGAAACTGTCGTTTCAGTTCCTTTGCAACTTCAGTACCCAAGAACCGTGAAATCAGTTTTACTAGTGTCTGACGGAACGGTACGTCATGGTGCATATGTCCAGCAGTGTGTGCAAGTTCGTGTAACACAACCCACTTGTTCATTCCACAACTAGGTTGTAACCGAACCATACCATATGTCGCCTGTCCAGCAATCCGAGCATTGTACTTTACAGTTTTCATAAACTCAAGTCTGGGATTAGAACTACCTTTCTCTGACAGAGTTTGATAAGTCTTAGACTTGACAACTCGTTTGAAAAACTTGGTAATCTCTTTTTCAGTCATAGACTTTTTGACTTCGGGAAACTTTGCCTCTGTCGCCCATTCTGATTTGTAGACTTTGTTACGTCCACTGTCCACATAAGAATTCTGAAGGCGTCCAGTTTTGATTGCCTTCTGCTTCTTTGACCAATAGTCTGCATATTTCATTGCAAGGTCATGCCCCATCTTACCAACTGCCATTTGATAGGCATCAGTAGGAGAAATCACATCACGATTTTGTATAATTCGTACACTCATTTTTCTCACCTTTTCTCACTTTCTATATTCATGCTACCACAGATTCGCCCATATGTCAAGATGTTTTCACAACATATTTTTATTAATTTCCACCACATTCGGTGTCCATCGTCTTTCAAATTAGCGATTGCATCCTGAATCGGATAGTAGGTGTTGGATGGGGTAACAGGGGCAGAAAACAAAATACCTTTTGAGTTGCGATATTTTATCTTCTTTGACTGTTGACCCAACCACTCACCGTTGTATGACTTTACCAACTTTTTCAACTGGCGCCAGTATTTCTTATTAGACACTATTTTCTCCTTACTGTATTTCGTGGTCTTGCCAACTCCACTCAGATATTCTATCCTCAGAAGTCCTACCAGCGAATATCAAAGTATCCGTATCCCAATCTATATCACCATGACTACGATGGTCATGCCACCTATGCACAAAGTCGATATCCCAAATACGAGATGCCCTTTGCAACTCCTCATCTGTCATACCAAAAACGTGAACTGTCATAATATCTCCAAAACAAAAAGGTCGAGGGCAGAGGGGGGAAACCATTCAGTGATCTAGATTTCCGAGCCTCTGTCACTTCCCTCTATCGAGTCCAGTCTGCCAACCAGTGAGCCTGAAAGAGAAACCCTATTGTCCTAGCGAGGACGGTCGGGCGGGTTATTGATGCAATCTGGTCAACCCTGTTTTTCTCTTTAACTCGATTATGTTTATATTATACACTATTTGGTCGCCTTTGCAAGTAAAAAATAAACCCCTGTAAATACAAAGACTTACAGGGGTTAAATTTAGTGTAATTTTGATGATTTTTGCGAATCGGTGCGAATCGTGGGATTCCCTAGAGTTTTATCTGGTGCGATCCTTTGCTTTCAGTGTCATGTCAATCCATCGTTTTGCAATTGGATTGTTTACCTTCTTACGAATCATCATCGCAACTCGTTTCCAAACCTTTGCAAATATATCTTCGCCCGCCATATTATTATCGACAATGATGAAAGAACTACCGCCGAACAGGGATTGAAACTTACCCATATTATTCTGTACTTGATTCCACATCAACTCGACTTCATCATCAGGTAGTGTACGTTTACGTTTTCTGTTCTGTGAAAGTGCTGTATC